TGCGCCGGACCTCCTCACGCGAAATAAACGGTCCGCCACGGACATTGCCGGAAAGCCCCTCCACGGTCATCTCGAATTCCGCCGCCGTCGCCTTCCAGAACATTTCCGGCGACCAGCCGAGCATCTTTGGGTTGGTGGCGATCCGGTAGAGCGACTTGAGATGATCCTTGATCAGGAGGGGCTTACGGGCTTTCCCAGGACGGCGTCTCCGGCAATCTGCGAAGCCGTCCGCTCGTCCCGCCGCACTGTCCCGGCAGCAATGTGTGCCGACAGCGCCTTCTCGACCGCCTCGCGCCAGGCGAGCTGGTCGGCGGCCGAGATATTGCCGTCGTCGAGGATCTTCGCCGAAAGCGCCGATATCTGATCCTCGTCATCCGCGACAATCAGGCAGCGGACGGCGCAGGCGACCGCCTTCGGCTCGAAGCCGAGGAGGCGACCATAAAGCTCGTCGAGCGTGCGAGCGCCGATCGCGTCGGAGAGACGAGCGAGCCCGGAGAAGGTCACGGCGATGCGGAAGTCGATCGCACCGATGCGAACCTCCGCCTCGCCGCGCAATGGGTTGGCAGGCAACATGGAACTCTCCGCTTAGACAGCCGGCACGAAGGTGAGAGCGCCGGTCATGGCGCAACGGATGTCGGCCTGCAGCTCGTTGGTCTTGTCGCCGGAGAAGGTCATCGAAACGAGCATGTCGCCTTCGAAGGTGCCGACGCCGGGCACCGTGACCTGATACTCGGTGATGACCTGGTTGACGGCATCGGCGGTTACCGCCTTCATCGTGACGGTATCGACGAAGGCGCCCTGCCCGCTGAAGCGGATGGACTGGATGCCGTACATCAGCGCCAGCGTGAGCTTGCTGCCGGGATCGGTGCAGCTCGGCTTGGTGATGTCGATTTCCTCGTTGTTGATCTCGAGGGATCGCTGTTCGGTGATGCAGGCTAGGGTGAAGGCGCCTGCGCCGGTCGAGCGGGCAAGCGTAAGCTGACGGCCGAGAGCCATGGCAAAGTCCTCTTTGTGCTGGTGGGAGTGGTGGCGCTACTGCATGCCGCCCAAAAGTGTGCAGCGGTTTTGGGATAACGGCATGCAGAGCGTTTAGAGCGCAGCCTGTTCCGGGTTGGCGGCGAGCGTCTTGTAGGCGATCTGGTAGTTGAGTGAACCGGCAAGCAGGGAAATGCCGGTCTGCGGGTTGACGAAGTACTGTTCCGACTGCAGCAGCGCCTCAATGGCGAGGCCGCCGAAGGTCATGTCCGAGGCGATCGCAGCCTCGATCAGCACGCAAAGCCGGTCGAATTCTTCCTCCGGTTCATCGTCCCGCAAGTGCACGATGATCGAGAGCGGCAGGGACCGGTCGTAGCCGTCCTCACCGGCGGGTCCGGATGAGGGTCGGAGCGTCATGATCTCCGATCTGTCGGCCCAGGTGACGGTGAGTGCCGGCAGCTTTTCCTGCGGGATCGCGCCCTTGCGACCGCGCTTCACCTTGTCAGCACCGGAGAACTCCGGGATGGCTGAGAGACTGGCGATGACGGCCGCGAAGATCTGACTGCGGAGATGCGGCATATCAGGCGACCGTGCGGCCGAGGTCGCGCAGCGCCTGGTTTACGACACCCGCGGAATAACCCGCCTCGAGAATCTGTGCGCGCGCCTTGCCACTGTCGAGCAAGCGACCGATGTCGGAGCGGATCGCCGAGCGGAGCCGGGACGGCAATTGCGGCCACGGCCGCTGCGTCATGGCGCCGGCGGTCTGGCGCGCGGTCTTCTTCTTGGCGCTCTCTTCCGACGAGAAGAGCGCCTGGCAGAGTTCCTCCATCGGATCGACCGCGGCGGCCGGCGCTTCCTGTTCCTGTGTCTTCATGATCAGATATCTCCGGCAAGCGAGATGCGGAGCATGGCCCGCGCATCGTCGTCGATGTTGATGACCTGGTAGGTGACGCCGCCGATCGCGACGCTGTCGCGCTGGCTGGCGAGGCCTTGCACCGCGGAGGCGGACACGGCGAGCAGATGGGTGGTGCCTTCGACGGCCTGCTCCTGCTCCTCCGCCAGATCGATTTCCCGCCACACTCGCAGGATGACCCGCACGGCAGGCCTGGCGACGCCGTCGACCGTGAACACGGCGTCGGCATTGCCGAAGGCCTTGGCGAACTTTGGCCCCATCCTCTCGAACATGGCGGGACGCGGCGTCATTGCGGAGCCGTCAGCTTTTCGATCTCGGCCTGAAGCTTGGTGACTTCGGCGGCCAGCGTCGCATTGTCGGTCTCAAGCTGTTCGTTCTGCTTGAGCAGGGTGTTGCGATCGCCAATCGCGCTGTCGCGCTCCGCCGTCAACCGGTCATTGTCGGCCGAAAGCTTGTCGTTGTCGGCCGAGAGCTTCTCGATCGCCTCGCGAAGCTTGTCGAGATCGACGGAAGACACGGGCGCCGCGGACGTCGCGTCGGGACCGGCGGTCCAGGCGCCGAAATTCTTGCGGAAATTCTCCGCTTCCTCGGCCGTGATACCGCCGGCACCGACCGGAACCGGCTCACCCGGCCTGTAGGATTTCTTGCCGACCTTGACGGTCACATTGAACTGCTCGGTTTTCTTGCTCATCGGAGCGTCCTTTCAAAGTCCCCGATATCCGCCGGCGAGAAACCGGCGGGTATGCGGACGAACACGGGTTGGAAGAGTTAGCGAACCAGCGCGAACAGGCTGGCGTCCGGCTCCGGAGCGATCGGAAGCGGTGCCGCCTGCGTCTGGACGATGGTTCGCGACGGGTTCCGTTCCCGCCACATGTCGGGGAAGCGCTCCATGGAGAGGAGAGCGTCGTTGTCGAGGATGGCGCCGTAGGCGAAGTGGCCCATGAAGCCGAAGGGATCGAAGATCCCGACGCCCATGGACGGCCAGAAGTTGTTGCGCACCCCGCCAACCGTATAGGGCTGCGAATACTGGATGAAGGTCAGCTCGCCGATGGTGCCGAGAACCGCGTAATACTTGTTCTCCGCGCCCGTGCTGACCGGCCCCAGCTGCATGATGCCGCCATCCTGGCGCCGGTTGTCGAGCGCCTCGAGGAAGCGCGGCGACTTCTTCAGGAGACCCGCAGCGCCGGGGCCGAGCAACACCTCGCGGGCGGTGAAGCCGCTGGTATCGGAGAGCAGCTGCACCCACGCCTCGATATCGTCCATGGGATCGACGCCGGCTTCACCCCAGCGCGCTGCGCCGGCGAGTGCGATCGTTAGCGCAGGGTTGCGGCCGAAGTTGACGGTTTGCGTCGGATAGTCCTCGCCCTCGACGATCACCTGACCGGTACGGATGACCTGCGAGCACATGAATTCCTCGCGCCGCGTGATCCGCTGGTCCTGGTCGTCGATGATCGTCGCCAGATTATAGGCGTAGCGCTGCGCCGGCGAGTTGCGGCCGCCGATCGGCTCGCCTGGCATACGGATCATGTTGCCGCCCGGGCGCAGCGTATTCTGCGGCTTGACATAGGCGGGCGTGAAGCTGGTCGCCTTGAAGCCGCGGTTGGCCGAGTCCTTACCCGGCACGTCCGGATGGACGAACGGCGCGAGCTCACGGTCGGGCAGGATCTTGTCGAAGACGATCTGTTCCATGTCGGAAAGGACCGTCGTCGAAAAATAACGATCGCGCAGGAATGCTTCCGGGCGGTCGCGGGGAGGCAGAACCGCAACGAGTTCCGCGGTGGAGAGGAGAAGTTCTTCCATGTGTGTGGTGTCCTTTCGGTCTCGGGCTTACTTCAGGACGCGCACGTAGAGGGGAGCGCCTGCCTTGCGGAACGCGGCCTCGACGGTAGCGGCCGTGTGTCCGGCGCCCAGAATGAGTTTCGTCGAATCGAAGGCGCCGCTCGCGTAAGCCGCGGCGACGACATCGCCGGCGGATGCATCGCAATCGGTCGCCAGCACCAGGGCGGACGTCTGCGATCCGTCAGCAGCGGCCGAAGCGGACAGGGTGTATTTGTCCGACGCGGTGATGTTGCCGAGGACAGCACCACGCTTGAGATTCTGACCGCTGACGATGGTGACGTTGCGGGTGATGACCGGCACGTCGGAAACGAGCAGGTCGTTCGGGGCGAAGGTTGCTTCTCCCATGATCAGGAATCCTTCCGGTTACGGCCGTGACGGGCCAGGATGGTGGAGCGGACGGTGGAGATCACCGCCTGTTTCTCGGTAGCCTTGCCGCCGCCCGGTGTGCCGGCGCCGAGCGTCGGGCTCTTTCCGGCCATGCGACTGCCAAGGCGCGAACCGCCAGCGGAAGCAGACGAGAGAAGCGCACCCGCTTCCTTGGCCGAGTAGAACCTCGATCCGAAGGCGAGCTCGGCGGCGAGACCCGGATTACCCTCCGCCTTCGGATGCATGAGGATCGAGCGGATGCGACCCTGCTCGGCGCGGCGGACGGTGCTTGCCGACGTCTTGCCGTCGTCGGTCTCTTCTCCCTCGGTTTCGGCGCTGGTGTCCTCTTCCTCGGTCTCGCTCTCCGGATTGGAAGAGCTATCCTCGGCGGAGGTGTCCTCCTCTTCGGTTTCGAGCACGTCCTCGTCTTCCGGCCGCTCGTCTTCCAGCCGGGAGCCCTTCTTGCCGCTAATCGCGGCGAGCACGCTCCGCGTGAGCGCGCTGCTACGCGTCAAGTTCGACATTCGTCGTCTCCAGTTGATGTTGGGGTTAGCCGGCTGTCCGGCTCAGTTCAGCTTCGAAGGCTTCGAGAACCTGCGAAGGGCGTGCAACCGCGTCGGCGAGGCCGGCATCAACCGCCTTCTGTCCGCGATAGACCCGCGCCTCAGTGGCGAGAGCGGATTGCTGTGTCAGCCGGCCGGCGCGGTATCGCGCGACGGTGGCTGCGAATTCGACGCGAAGCTCCTCAAGCTCGGCGAGTTCCTGCTGAAGCACATCGTCGGGGATGGCCTCGTAAGGATTGAAGTCGGCCTTGTGCTCGCCGGCCTTCAGGATCGTGACCTTCAGGCCTTCCTTCGCGAGCCAGGCGCTCATGTCGACATGCATCGAGATGACGCCGATCGAGCCGCAAATACCGGTCTGCGGGATGACCAGCTGACGGCAGGGCGAGGCCAGCAGATAACCGGCCGAGCAGGCATGATCCGTCAGAACGGCGATGGTGGGCTTCACCTGCGAAAGCTCGAAGATCAGCTCGGCGCAATCGAAGGCGCCGGTCACCTCGCCGCCGTAGCTGTCGACCTCGAACACGACGGCCTTGATGTCGTTGCGGTCGATGCAATCCTGAACCTGCACTCCGATCGCTTCGTAGCTGGTCATGCCGCAGGACTTGCCGATCCACTTACCCTTGTTGACGAGCGATCCCTCGATCTCGATCAGGGCGATGCCCGGAGCAACGAGATCCGGCCCCTTGTAAAGGGCGTCACCCCAATAGTCGGTGGCATCCCGAAGCTTCTCGCCGAGGAGGCCCATCTCTTCGCCACCGGCGACATGCGCCGGAGCATCCGGGCTGCCGAGCACGCGCGGGCCGAAGGCCCGCGCAATGATGTCGCCCTTCGACGGATGCAGCATCAGCGGCGTGCCGAACATCCGACTGGCGATTTCGGGATAGTTCCTCATGCCGTTTTCCTTCTGGAGATATTCGGGATGCCGGCATAATGCCGACGCGCCGACGCCCGGCCGTTGACCTCCTCCTCGGTCTCTTCGCCGGGTTCCGCCGCCGGAGCTGCGCTCGCCTGCGATCTGGCCTCGGGTTTGCCCGGGTCGGGATCGAGGCCGAGCCGTTCGTAGAAGGCCCGTTCCCGTGCCCGCTGCTGCGCGTCCATCTTCCAGTCTCGCCCCTGCTCGGCCGCTTCCTGCTGCAGCGTGGTCAGATTGCCGGCGAGCCGCTCGCTGGCGGCCTGCGCCTCGCGCAGCGGGTCGATCCAGCCTCGGCCGGGGCCGATCCAGTCCGCATGGCACCATGCGGCCGGGTTCTGTTCGAAGGGAACGGCGCCCGCCGGGAGCTCGATCAGGCCCTTGTCGAACACCTCCTCGAGCCATGCCCGATAGATCGGTGCCATGAACTGCGAGGCGAAGCCGCCCTTCTTGGCGGTGAAGCCGCGCCAGATTTCCAGAAGTGCCGCGCGTGCCGACGAATAGTTCACCTGGCTCCAGTCCATGGTCAGCTGCTCGTAGGTGACGCCGATGGCACTCGCGACCTTGCGCAACGCCGCATTGACGAAGGCCTCGAAATTGGCGTTCGGGTGCTCCGGCTTGGTCAGCGTCGCCTTTTCGCCGGGCTGCAGCATGTTGATGCGAACGCCCGGCAGATCGATCGGTGCGGCGCCGTAATAGGCTTTCTGCGCGGCCGACATTTCGCCGAAGAGCTTGGCGATACCGTCATTGCCGTAATCCGCGCCCATCGCCTCGAGCATCTCCTCCGGATCGAAGGGCGTTTCGATGAAGGCAGCCATGACAGCGTTCAGCATTGCCGCCTGGCTCTCATAATCCTCGTAGTCGGTCGACTGCTTGATCGACCGCATGACCGGAGCCCAGTCGGAAACGCCGCGCGTCATGCCGGCGCGCTTCTGCTCGTAGGCGTGCACGACGATCGGGCGGCCCCATTCGGTCTCCCGCTCGACATACTCCCAGTGCCAAAGGCCGGTATTGCCGGCGAAGAATTCGCCGGGATGCGACTTGCGGAAGTGGTAGCCGACCGGTGCGCCGTATCCGTCGATGGCGACGCCGTCGCGCAGGAACTCTTCGTCCATGCGGCCGTTCGGGTTCGAGCACCGGGCCGGATCGACGACATGGATTGCCGTCTGGAACAACGGCGCATTGTCCTGCCAGACGATGACAGCGAAGGCCTCGCCCTCGGGACCAAACCGCTGACGGGCGGCAAGGCCGAGAACGCCGGCCATGGTCTTCGTCCGCTCGGCGTCGCACCATTTGTCGACGTCCTGCGTATAGTCGCGCCACAGGGCCTCGATCTTGTCGGCGATCTCCTCCGCCTGCTCGAACGTCATGTTGAGCGAAACGTGGTTTGGCCGCGCCGCGAGCGTCCAGCCGGAGCCGATGATGTTGTCGACGAGGCGCGAGGTGCCGGCGGCGCCCCAGCCGTCATTGCGCGCGACGTCGTTCAGCCGGTCGACCAGCTCGGAGCGCGACCAGGTCAGCGCCGACTGACCGGACCAGGTGCCCGGCCGCCATTTGGCGAAGGACGGGTGATCGTAGGATGCACCCTGGTAGGCCGAGGACGCCATCAGCCGGTTTTTCGCGACCTGCACGCGTGCAGCCGCACGTACTGCCGGCGAAAGCGGTTTCGCATCGGGGCCGAGGATCGTGACGTCGCCGCTCATCCGAAGATCACTCCCCGGCTGCGCGCCCGGGCGAAGCGGCGAAGGCCGAGTTTCGCCTCGAGGTCGCGAACATACTGGCGCAACGCGCCGATATTGGTCGCGGCATAGGTGACGCTCTCGCCGTTATAGCTGAGCGAGACCTCGGCGCGGCCGAGCTCCATCTGGTGCAAGGCCTCACGTGCTTCGTCGAGCCGTGCCAGAAGCACGGCGCGTTCCTGTTCGGTCAGTGCCATATGGATCTTCCTAGCGGTTCCGCTGCGCTGCCCGGGCGGCGCGCGCGAGGGCGGCAGCGACGAGCGGCGATTGCTGTTCTGCCGCGGCGCTCTCGCCCGCGGCAGGTTCGGTCTTGACGGCGATCTGGTTCAGATGATCCTCGAGGTCGCCCTGTTGCGGCGCTTCGAGGCGGCCGAGGCGATCGGCGATCGCGTCCCATTCCTCATCGGTCCAGTAAGGCACGCCCCAGCGATAGGCACCGGCCAGGCTCTGATTGAGCATGTCGATGATCTCGTTGCGCTTGCCCTCGGCGAGCTTCCAGACATAGCGGGTGTGACCGCTCCGGGTCTTCTCCGGTACCCGGGCTTCCGATGTCGCCTGCTGGTAGAAATCGTCGCCGAAGCCGCGGGCGAAACGGATATAGCCCGCCTGTTCCGGATCGTCTTTCTTGTAGTCCCGATAGAGCCGGATCTTGAAGGCCGAGGCGTTGAAGGTGAAGAAGCGGGATGACCACTTCTGCTTCTTCGGCTTGCCCTTCCGGTCGTACTCTTTCGTCTGCATGATTGGCGGCGCCGCTTCCGTGTTGCCGCCGCGTACCATGATGACGCGCGACTTCGGATGCTTGCGGACCCAGTTCCAGACATCGTCGGTATAGGCGTTGCCGTCGATCGCGACGCGGTCGGCGGTGCGCTTGCGGCCGGCATCGTCGAGCCATTCGCGCTGCAGCAGCCGATCGAGGGCGGCGCGAACCTCCGGCTCCGAGATGTGGCCGGAATGTTCCTTCGCGTCCGCCAGGTGGCTGCCGGCGCGATGGTCGACAACGCCGTGGTCGATGACGGCCCGGTACCGATTCCTGCCGTAGCCGACCAGCAGCCACTCGACGCGGTCGCCCTGGACGTCCATGCCAAGCACCAGGGCCAGCGCCTCGGCCGGGATGACACCGCGCTGGAAACCGTGTTCCTCGGCGCGATCGCGGAGCACTTCCCAGTCGATCGTCTTGTTGTCCGCCTCGAAGGCGAGCCCGAGCCAGTCATTCCAGAACGTCTGCTCGGCGCCAGATCCCTTTTCCCGGTTCTCCGGGCCACCGGCCTGGACCGTCAGCCACTCGCGCGCCAGGTTCTCCCAGCGCTCAAACGGCGAATAGGCCATCCAGATGCGGAAGGACCGATGGCGCCGGCCACGCTCCGGATATTTGGCAACCCACTTTGCGCCGTTTTCCGGCTTTACCATCCATTCGCGATGGTGCTCGTGGATCTCGCAGCCGCATCGGATGCAGACGAAATGTGCCTGCTCGGGATGCTCGGGATCGATGTGATCCCGCATGTTCTCCCAGCGCAGCTCCTGCAGCTCGTGGCAGTGCGGACACGGGACGTGGTAGGTCTCCTGCGTCCCTTCCTGATAGTTCGACGTGATCTTGCAGCCCGGCGAGACCATCGGCGTCGAGATCTTGAAGATCTTGCCGTTGAAGAACGCCTTGCTGCGGCTGTCCGCCTGGACCTCCGGGTCGCCAGCCTCGTTCATCTGCCACTTGGCAAGATCGTCCTGGACCTGCTTGCGCGGCGAGATCATCGACAGGCCGGCCGGCGAGTTGGCGCCGGCTGCCTGGATGGCGCCGCGCCCGTCGATGCGTTCTTTGTAGAGCACCGAGTTGCTCGCATCGCGGCTGTTCTGCGAAAACAGCTTGGCAACCGCCGGCATCTCGCGCACCAGCGGCATCAGCTTCGTCTTCGACCAGCGGGCGGCGTTCTCCTCCGTCGGGTGGACATAGAGGAAATCGCCGGGCGCCATGTCGAGCGATCCGAGCGTGAAGATGTTGGCGCAGATGGTACCGCCGATCTGCGCCGACTTCGCGAGGCTGACGATGTTGCACGGATCTTCCGGCGACAGAGCCCGCAGGATCTCCGAGAAGAACGGCACCAGGTCTTCGTTGTACGGCCCCGGGTGGTCGGTGATGCGTTCCGAGAACACGATGTTCCGCTTCGCCCAGTCGAGATAATCGACTGCCGGCGGCGGCTCGCAGATCTCGGCCAGCACGCTGAGAGCGAGCCGCTCGGGATTGAACAGCACGGTCATTGCTGCTCGTC